TCTGAACCCAAGACATTGCGAGAAATAGCCGAAAGCGAAGGAATCAGCCATCAAGCGGTGGCTGAGATTCTTGCACGGGCATTGCGTAAGGTTGAAAAAGCATTGGCAGAGCGTGGCATAAAAGTTGAGGATTTACTGTGAGAGTAGATTTAAGCAAACACGAACTATTCCTATGTGAATACTTTGGCACGATGCGTAGAAAAAACGCTATGCAGTTTAACCATGACCGTCAGGTAAGCAAGCAAGACCCCTACGAAATGGATATTGACGGTTTTAAGGGCGAATACATCGTAGCCAAGTACCTTAATATCATGGTCGATTTCTCAATCAATCAGAAAAAGAACCCTGTTGACCTGTACACCGCCAGCGGTAAGTCTATTGATGTGAAGTCCACTAGAAACAACAAAGGTGATGTGTATGTCACCGAATACCACCGCAAAAGTCCATGCGACTTCTACATATTGGTGGTTTTAGACGACACAGGCGGGGATATTGTGGGCTGGGTAGATAAAGACGAATTGTTTAACTATGCCACGCTAATACAGGGCAACCACCCATCCTACCGTTACGACCGTAACCGCTTAAACAATATCAAACAGTTTTAAGCAATAGCGTCAAAAGCTTTGTTTATTTTGGCTTTACGGTCTTCTATACCGATATTGCCGCCATTGATGCGTTTAGTCATGGTTGTAATGTCGTCAGCGTCAGCTAGGGCATTTAACCCCTTTTTATTCCAAAACCAGCCAGCACTTAAAGCCGCATATTTAGGAGTAGCCAGCCAATCAGGATTCCCAAGCAAATCCACACCAAGACCAAGTCCGCAGTTTGCATAGTTTTCCTTGCCTGTTAGCTGGATTAAGCCACGCCCAATGTACTTTGCCGCATCTTCAGGCGTTTCGTTACCCATTCTACCGACATAAACTTTAGAAGCAATGCGTTCAGGTTTACGGGCGTATTCTTCTGCGTATTCTTCGTTAGGAAAGCGTGAAGGCCATGTGGCTACTAACCCTTTGGCAGAGTAGTTTAAGTTCTCTGTAAGGTGTTTAAAGCCGCCTGATTCGTGCATACATTGACCAATAAAAGCCGCTTGGCGTTTAGGGGTAGAAATGTCGTACTTTTCAAAGGTTTCATTAAGGGGTTCTAGCCACTCAAAACCTAAACCTAGTTTTTGTAATTGCTCATTCGTCATCGTTTTGACCTATTTTGATGCCTGTAATTAGTCCAATAAACCCACCAACAATGGTCTGAAACGCTGGGGATAGCATTTCAAAAACCTTATCGTTGTTTACTTTGTCGTGAAACAAGCCAATAAGCATGACCAAAACCATAGACAAAAGAATAATTGCCAACGAAATTGTGGCAATCATGGTCATTTTTTCGGAATGTTTCATTTGATTGAATCGTATTGTTTATAACAAGCTTCTAAACCAACCCTTATTTGGTCTGCTCGGGAAGCTTCCCTAATAAGAAATTCTGCATCCTCGGCAGAAAGGGTTGCCCCAGTTCCACTTTGTCCATTTGCGGCTTGTTCGGCACGACTGGGGCGTTTACGCAACTCGCTAATAGCATCGACAAGCTGAGAATTGATAGCTTTAATTTGGTCATCTTTGTCTTTCCTTATTTTGTCTGCGTCTGCTTGATATTGGTGTTCTTTTTCACGAATTACTTTTTCTTGTGATGCCTGTTGATGTTGGCAACCAGTCACAAAACCAGAGCAAAATAGAACAATGGCGGTGATAGCATAAACAGCATAGGTATTTAATCCAAACATTATCTAAAACCGCTTAATCGTGGGGAAAACGCAAAAGTTGCTTGATACGGGTCAGGTTTAACTGGGATATTGTCATCGACCAAAGCCATAATATTCCACCCGCCAGTAAAGCGAAAACACCGAGCATTACCAATAGGGGCAATAACAGTAAATTGAAATAGTCCGTTAGCCCGAACGAAGCACCAGCCAGCTTTCGCATTGTCGTTGTCCTTGATAGTTTTGTCGCCACGAACAATAGTGTAATAAGGGTTGTGTAGGTAACGCAAACATACGCTATATGCTGGGTTACGCCATAGCCATTTAACTTTAGACCAATAACTAGGTGGGTTTAGGCGTTCAAATGTGGCATCCCCGTCAAGACTGTTATCAGGGGTCATAAATAGGTTTAGCCAGCTTGGTAATCGTGGGCCTACGCCCCATTTGGCATGATTGTCTAACCAACCCTCTTGCTCGGTGGCAAACACAGGTAAAACAGGGGCAATAATGACTGCAATTAGCGTCATTAGCAGGTTATATACAACCAAGAACGGATAGAGTATGTAAATCATCTTATAGGGGAAACTGTGACAAAGCGAAGAACAGCCACAAGAATACCAATAACAACCAAACTAACACCATAGTATTTTGGGTCAATAACTGACTGTAAGTAAGAAAAGTTGTCTAGCAACGCACCTAAGACGACCAATAAAAAAGAGAACCACATGGTTCTCGATTTAAGCATTTTTATTTCCAATGGGCTAAAAACATTTCTATAAGTCTTGACCCAGCCCAAAGTAATCCAGCACTTAATAAACCAATTAGGGTTTTATCAATAACAGCCTGTCTAAAGGCTTTCTTTTGGGCTTCTGCTTCGATTGCCATGCGAACCCATTTGATTTCTTCATCATTTAATGGGTGCTGTTCTACAGTTTCGGTAATAACCTCTTTGAGAAGAAGTTTTAATTCTTCCTTATCATGCTCTGTAAACGCCATAACAACTCCAGATATATCGGTTAATTAATCTTATCTTATCTGGAATTTATAGCCATTTTATCACTTCTTTTGGGTCTGTAAAGGCATCTGCATTATATTCGGTAAAGTCCCACCAAAGGAATTGATTGGGCGCTAAAGTTGCTCTATCTTTAAGCAAGTTAATGTTTTCGCCATGACCAAAAATTAATGGGTCTGATACTGACCATAGGACAATTCCTTTTTTTCCTTCACTCCAAGCAAGATGCTGAAAAAAGCTATCAACCCCGATCCAGATGCGGCAATCTTTAATTAATTGTCTTAATTCAATCATGGATAAATTCTTGCGAAAGTCTGGGACAAGCTGTTCTTCTCCCTCTACGCCAACCTGAACTATAGGCTCATTTATAAGCGCAATTAACTCTTTCCAATATGGATAATTTTTAGGGTTTTGCTTGCCATTTTGTAAGGCTTTTGCATAAGGATGTATCAGAATCATAAATATAGCTTCCTAAATGCGTTTTCCAGACTATCTGTCCAGTTCCATTGATTCATCTTGCCATAAATGCTCCATTGATCTAAATTGCCAAAAAGTGCGGTAGCTTCAGCTATAGAACGACCAGGCACTATTTCAGGGTAGCAAGTAAAGACCACAGGGTTTGGGATGTCTGGGAGAATACGGCTAAAGACAATGTGATCGCCAAGCCCACAATTAAGAACCACAATGGTTTTATCAGCCAATCCGACAATGTTTCTAAATATCTTTTCATCATGCTCGTACATCTCCTGTCTTGTTTCTGATCTTATTCCGCCTTCAGGGTTCTTCATGTGCAATGATTCTGCATGAGGAACGGCTAATATCTTATATCCTTTTTTATGCAATCCGTAAGTAAAAAGGGTTTCTTCCCTATGGGCTACACGAGAAAGCCCTAAATTGTAATCATGGATTCCAGCACGATAAAGAAAAGAGCAATGCAAATGCTCAACTTCTTTTGACTGTTTAATATGATTCCATTGGATGCTAGGCTCTGTATCTACATTGTATATACGCCCAGTAACGCTGGAAGTGTCAATAACATTAGGCGGCGTTAAAATTGCTCCCCCTACAGCCCCTACATTATCTATGTTTGTATATCCCAATAGATTGCCAAGGACATTAGGCTCTGGGATGCAGTCATCATCTACACGCCATACCCAATCAAAGCCCATAGTATTGGCTTTTTGATGGATATAATGTTGCCCCTTTTTTTCAGCAAATAACCATTCCCATTTAACGCCTTTTATGTCTAGCATTTTGAAGAAATACTGATAAATCATTTCTCCACGCATATCTTTAGGCTCATCGTTATCATCAAAAATTACCAGCTTATCTGGCAATGTGGTCTGATTGATAATTGCTTGCAAAACTAATGGGAGAGTTGTGTAATACCTACCTCGTGTAGCCACACTACACAATACTTTAGGCATTGTCCCACCTACAAAGCATCAGGCTAAATTGATCGTTAGGATTGATATGCGATGTTACATATCCATCTTGATTAATAAATTCGTATTGAAACCCTGGAAGGTCTTTTTCAGTCAAACCATGTAATTTATGATGCTCACCCCAAAAGCCAACTGGCTCATTGTAGGGAACGGAAATAAGCAATCGTCTGCAATGCTTTTTTAACTTTTCAACAATCTCCAAGCCATTATCTAAATGCTCAATGACTTCAAAAGCAATAATGGTATCGTGTTGTTGTAGGGCTAAAGTATTAATATCTGCATGAACATACAAAGTATTGTTGCGCCAGCCTTGCATAGCGGCATACTTTGTTATTTTTTCATCATAATCAACACCGACATAATAGATGTCGTTTGGTAAAAACTGGATTCCGTAGCCGCTAGAGCATCCAACTTCAAGAATATTTTTTCCTAAAAGATGTTCATTAGCCCAGATATAACGACTTGCTTCTCTGGGATAAACTGGATCACCTTTTAGGAATACTGCTCTCTCAAAATTGTTTTCTAGTTCTTGTCTTATATTGTTCATATTTTTAACTTGACCAAATTGCAGTAGGTTGTATAGCCCAATCAATATTACCAGCTACTGGATTAATTGCGTATTGTCTAATTGTATTTCTATATGTCAAGTATTCCGCTGGATTTACCAAATATGGGTTGCTTTTATTTGGGTCTGCAACATCAGGAATAGTTGCCCAATCTGTTTCTTGCAACTTTCTAATCGCAGTCGCTTTGTTTTGTTCAGCAGTAGGTGGCAAAGGATCAGGTGCTGGCTTATCTCTTTCAGCGATCCAAGCGGCTTCTGCATTTAAAGCCCATTGTGGCAATTCAGTAATTGATTGATTTGGACTTCCATCGTTAAATTCAATCCAACCCTCAACATCAAACCATTGAAGCGCATGAACATCAATAGGTGTTCCAGCCCATGTTAAATCTGTATAGCATAAGCCATTTACATAAACTGCTTTATCTAATGGAATAATAGTTAATCTCATTTAATTCTCCAAAATCATTGTTTGAGCTTGTTGAGAAACGCCAGCGGTTTGCAACAATACTTTTTGACTTACTTCGTTAGCTCTAACCATTTCATTTCTGAATGATTCTACTGCCGCACCAGTTTGCCTTTGTTGCTGGCTATTTTCTATCATCAAAACAGGAAGCCAAGCCATAGAACATCCCCATTCATCTACATCTTCACCAGTATTAGGGTTTTTGCCTCTAATTTGTAAAAACCACGCACATTCAAGTTGTTTGCATGGTTCAAACCCATTTAAAGGGCAATTTGATTTGGCTTCTATTTTCATTAGTCTTTACTTGCAATAATTAAATCAACATATTGAACATTCAAAGTAATAGCGGAAGATGTTGCTGAGCCTGACATTGAGTGGCTATGTGAACCGCCACCGCCAGTGCTTTCATTGATGGTTGTATTGTAATTAGCAATACTTGAGTAACCCATTCCGCCGCCAGCGTTACCCGCAGCTATATAATTTCCTGTGTTTATATCTTGATTTGAATAATTATCGTTATATCTGACTCTATGACTATGACTAGGCATTTGCGATGTAGAAAGAGTTGTTGCTCCAGCACTTAATCCACTAGTATTAATAGAGGGAGTTTGATTTGCAAATACAGTTGTAAATGCACTTGTACCACCACTAGATGCAGTACCACTAACAACTCGCAATGCTTTATCATTATGTGTTGTTTGTTTTGTCCATCCAGTAGGAGCAGAAGTTTGCTGGAATAACATCAAAGTCCCAGTTGCAAATCCAGATGCGTTAGCTCCAGAATACCCAGAGAAACCAGAATATCCAGATAAACCGCTTACGCCCTGTGCGCCAGTTGCTCCAGAATATCCAGAGATTCCACTTGCGCCATCTGCTCCAGAGTAACCAGATACACCAGAACCAGAGTAGCCAGAGATGCCGCTAAATCCGCTAATGCCTGAATAACCAGAGATACCAGAGAATCCACTTTGACCATCAATACCAGAGAAACCAGAATAACCAGAGATGCCAGACTGACCAATTTCGCCGCTGTATCCGCTAATACCGCTAAAGCCAGAGAACCCAGAGATACCACTTGCACCGCTGTATCCGCTAAAACCAGAAATTCCTGATTGACCAGCTGGACCTACAATTTGACCAGCATCATACCAAGCAGAGCCATTCCATACCCATAGGTTTCCATCAGATGTAACAATATAAGCATCATTTACTTGATTTCCTGTAGGTGGCAAATCACCAACAGTAGCTACTTCACCTTTTACATTAATGGATGTACCTTGCTGACCGCTATACCCAGAAAAGCCAGAGAAACCGCTGATTCCAGATTGCCCAGTTTCTCCGCTAAAACCAGAGTAACCAGAGATACCAGATTGACCGACTGCTCCAGAAAAACCGCTAATACCAGAGAATCCACTTATTCCTGATGCTCCTGAAAAGCCAGAAGCTCCATCAGCACCATTAATTCCTGAAAATCCAGAATAGCCGCTAATGCCAGATGCGCCTATAGACCCATTGATTCCTGAAAATCCGCTAATGCCAGATGCTCCAGAAAAGCCAGATGTTCCTTGTGCGCCAGAAAAGCCAGAATAGCCGCTTACGCCGCTTCCAGAATAGCCGCTATACCCTGATATGCCAGAAGCTCCATTTGCGCCTGATGCGCCACTAAAGCCCGAATAACCGCTATATCCAGATACTCCGCTTTGAGCATTGTCATTTAAGCCGCTGTAGCCTGAAAATCCAGAATATCCGCTGAAACCTGATGCGCCTGTTGGTCCAGCTGGACCAGCAGTA